AGATGGGTATAGGGCCAAACCACTTCCCATGTGGTTAAAAGTTTGATATTTGTATCACTAACCACTCATTCCGTAACACCGTGCATGTGTGGTTAAAAGTTTGATATTTGTATCACTAACCACCCACACCGTAACACCATCCATACATTCGCCATGATGAGTTTCTCACCACCCCTTGCATCATTCGTCATGATGGGTTATACTATCCATGTCATCAGGCAAGCCCACCCACCGAAAGGACCGCGTATCATGTCGCACTATTTAGTCAGAGTAAACGCAATTGAATCTTTCGAATATGGTGGTCGAATCCTAGAAGAGTATAACATTGCCTGTTTTGATTCCCTAGATGCCGCAAGGCAAGAATTGCAGCGTTGCGATGAGGTATATTTGACCCATGAATTTGCAGAAAGAAAACTATACGACTATTACCATGTGCCAAACGCATATCGTGGCTATAGGAATTGTATACTAAACGATATGTTAAATAAAACCTGGTACATAGAGGCTAGTATTTGGCTTCTTGACGAATATTTTGATGAGATAGAGCAAATAGACTGGCATGGTTCACGCGAATACGAATGCGATTATCACATTTAAGGACCCCATCAAGCAAGCCCACCCGCCCACCACCGAAAGGAACCCGCCATGACCGGAGCCACCTACATCCTCTCCTTCGTCGCCGAAGATGACGAGATTGTCCGTGAGATGCCTTTCTCTTGCGATGAAGCTCGTAGCGCCTATATCACCCGCAACGACCTTGACGTTCTTAACGCTCTTGAGATGGAGATAGAGGACTACGACCCCGACACTGACGTGTACACCATCACCACTCAGGATATTGTGTACGTGGCTTGCTAGAATCGCCTGTAAACCAACAACGCTATATAGGTGTATCTATATAATGTTTTAGTATATTTCCTTCACACAACCGCCTATTGTCCCTTGACACTAGGCGGTTTTCCTGTTTATCGGTTATAATACACCCGACAACCGTAACCCCGGCTACTGGGGCCTGGTCGTGCTTTAACCAGCACTTGCAACCGCCACGCCGGAGCGGATTCATACGGATTTTTTTAACCACCGCCTATAAACCCTAGGAGGTGCAAACCTATGGAACTTGAGATGCTATCCCAACTCATCGGCAACGTCGGCTTTCCTATCGCCGCTTTTGCCGCCATGTATTACATGTGCAATACCACGCTGGGCGAGTTCCGCCAGTCGATGGACAACTTTAAAGAATCCAACCACGAGCTTATAAGCCAGGTGAAAAACCTGTGCAGCACCATGGAATCCCAGCAGCCTAAGAAGGAGGGTTAACATCATGGCAGAAGCCACCAACAACGATGCGGTCAAGGACACCGACGCTGACACCCGCGACGACCTCGACGCCACCAAGACCGACGAGGAGCAGGAGGTTCGCGACACCGACGCCGACACCCGCGACGATATCGACGCGACCAAACGCGCTCAGGACGACATCAACCGCAAGCTTACCAGCATGGGTGAGGCCATCGCCAACCTTACCAAGGTCGTGTCCACCCTCGTGAAGAACGGTAACACCGCCAGTTCTGACACCGGCTTTGCCTCTACCAACGATGCCGGTAAGGCTAGCGTAAAGCCTATTTCCGACCTTGACATCTAATCAACGACGTTTCACGTGAAACATTAGGAGTGTTTAACCATGGCAGAGAAGAACTCCACCATCATGGCTTCGATTTGGCTCGAAGCCACAAACGATTTTCAGCAGCGCATTCCAAATCCGACCGTCCAGGGCCTCGACGCGACCCTGGGGGCTTTGTTCGACCCGCTCAACAACGACATGTGGAATTATTTTGTGAACGCACTGGTCATGCGTATCGGCATGGTTCGCGTTCGTAACCAGGAGTTTAAGAACCTCCTCCGAGAGTTCAAGGGGGCCTCGCTGCCCTACGGTCACACGATCCAGGAGATTGCGCCCAAGTGGATTAAGGCGCACGCATACTCCCAGGCGTCCACCCTCCTTGACGTCAACGCACCGGAAGCGCAGGAATGGTTCCACTCGCGCAACCGCCAGGACATGTACCCCATATCCATCAACGAGGTGGAACTTCGCCAGTCCTTTGATTCGGAATACGGCCTGTCCTCGCTGGTGGCCGGTTTCTTGAATGCACCCATGAATGCCGACGAGTACGACGAGTACCGCATCATGCTCGAACTTATCGCCTACTATGAGAAGCATTGGGGCTTCTACACCGTCAACCTCGAGAACGACCCCCTCACCACTGAGACCGGTGGTAAGGAGCTTTTGAAGCATGTACGTACCCTCACGGGCAAGATGAAGGTTCCCAGCTCCCGATACAACGCCAACGTAATCGACATTCCGGTCTTTGTGTCCGACCCCTCGGAACTGATGCTCATCACCATTCCCGAGTGCGAGGCCAACCTGGACGTCGAGGTGCTCGCTTCCCTTTTCCATGTCGAGCTTGCTGATATCGACGTGCGCCGAATCGTCGTGGACGAGCTGCCCATCCCCAACGCTTGCGCCCTGCTCACTACTCGCGACTTCTTCGTGTGCCACGACACCTTCAAGGGTATGAGGTCCTTCCAGGACGGCAGCAACCTCACGACCAACTACTGGCTCCACCATCAGGGCATCTATTCGGTATCGCCGTTCGTGCCCGCAATCCTCTTCACCTACGGCGGCACCGCGACCGTAACCCCCACCGTCACTATGGACGTTACCGGAGTCGATATCACCCCCGCCACTGCGACCGTCGCACCTGGCCAGACCCAGCCTCTCAACGTACAGCTTCAGGGTACTCTCACCGGCTCCCCCGCCACCGTTGACCTCACCGGCCTCGGAGTGCGCCCGAATGCCGTCACCTGGGACATTGCAGCCGACTTCGACCTCAACAACCGGACGTGGATTGACAACAAGAACGTCCTGCACCTGCAAAAGACCGGGGCAACAAAGGGCGGACAGCTCACCCTCACCGGCACCGCCTCGTACATCAACCCCTCGGGTGTTACCCAGGCCTACACCGACACCGTGGTCATTACCGTCGGCTAGTCCTTTTCCGGCCCCGCCTTCGGGCGGGGCCTTTCTTCGTTACACGTGAAACATTAGGAGGTGACACAATGCCAGTAACCACCTGGGAACCCGGAGCTACCGTCACCCTTTACCGAGTCCCCTGGGATATCAACTATCATGATGTAGTGCAATTCGACTCGGTAGCCGACCGCCTGAACTACTTCTCCACGCTCGAATCATTGAGCATCGGCGTGCATTCGTCGGTTTACTGCTACCCAGGAGAGCCTATCACCATCGACGTGCCATACACGTCGGCCTTTCACTACAATTACGTAGTTGTAAGCAACCCCACACGCGAAACCGACCCTGTGACGCCTCCCATCAACTATTACTATTTCATCGTTGGATGTACCCAGGACGCACCCCAGCCGACCACGCTGACATTGCAGCCCGACGTGTGGCAGCAGTATCTCTTCGACGTCGATATGGGCACCGGGTACTATACCCAAGGTCACCTCCCCATGGTCAACACCCCATGCCTCGCGACCGACAACGTACCGGCAACCCTCAACCGTTACTTTAGTATCCCTGAGGGTTTGGACAACGGCCCTGAATTCCAGGATTTTTACGTGGAGACCTACAGCTTACAGACCGACTCCAACGGCGTTGCCAAAGCCGACTACCTTGCCATTGTGTCCACCGCCGACCTGACCGCAGACCCGGGCAGCATCGACAACCCAACGCTCAAAAGCGCCGTCGGCGGGTTTTACAACGGCATATTTTCAGGCTCTGCGGTCTACCTCATCGACCTGGACACCTCCGCCAGCTCTGTCGCCCAAATCCTACATGAGATGAGCCTGTACAGCTGGGTCACCCAGTGCATAGTGTCCATCACCTCGGTACCGCGCGCCCTCGTGCAGCCCGACGACATCGGAGTGGCAGGGCATCTCTTCGGCGCAAGCGCCAACCCCCAGCTGATGACCTTCCACGCAGCCAGTGACGGTATTTTCGACCTCGGCACCACTGGGGCAAGTATCAAGACCGGCGTCATCCTCAACCAGGGTTGGGACGGGCTTGCCGACTACAAGGACCTGCGCAAGCTGTGGGCATACCCTTACACCGTGGTAGAGCTTTCCAACGGCCAGAACAGCGTATTCCTCAAACCGCAGCTCCTCCCCGCCAACGACACCCCCGTCAAAATCATGGCATGTGCCGTGGCCCCCTACCTGGAAGCAGCCGCCATCCCCTGGGGTTATGGCAGCAACAACCCAGGTACCTTCACCGTGTCCATGGTACAGACCGACGGCATCGCAACAACCACGAGCAGTGCGACCGTACCGTTCGGTGACCTATTGGACACAGCCGTGTGGTTCGACCAGTTCCCCCAATGGTCCATCCTCAACAACTCTGCCATCGTATACATGGCCTCCACCGCCCATAGCCGTCAATACCAGTACGATACCGCTTCGTACAACCAGGAGATGAGCACCCTAAATCAGGCCAGGAACTTTAGCAACCAGGTAGGCTACCCCTTCTCACCTTCCGACCAGGCGTACATGGCCCAGGCCGCCAACACCATGCGCGACCTCGGTACCGGTGCAATCAGCTCCGGGGCCGAAGCCATCGCCGGGTGGGGTCGTGACATGGGATGGGGCTGGACCCAGCATGGAACCAACGCCGCCATGGGCCTAGCCCTCGGCGGCATCGTCTCGCAGGTGCCCTATATCGGCGATGTTTGGAGCGGGCTCAACACCGGGCTTAACGACTACAACTTTGAGACTGCCAAGATATCCGGTGACTACGCCCAGGCAATCAAAGCCATCGAGTCGGGAGTGGCCGACGCCCAGCTAAAGCCCCCAAGCTCGGTCGGTAACGTTGGCGGCCAGGGCCTGCGCTATGCCAACGGCCTCACCTACACACTCTTCGTCAAGTACAAGCGCATCACCTCTGCCTATGTGGCAAAGCTGGGGGACTACTTCAAGCGTTGGGGGTATACCGTTAACCGCTACATCGATATACCCAACGACCTGCGAATCTGTTCTCCCTGCTCCTACTGGCGCTTTGCGGAAGTCTACCTAGAGTGTGCCCGAGCCGACGAGACGGACAAAGACCGCATCCGCGCCATCCTCCAACAGGGGACGACCGTATGGGCAGAGCCTAGCCATATAGGCAAGGCAAAGCCTACCGACATTAAACCAATCCAATCCAAGATACAGACCTATTACACATAGGAGGTGACATCATGCCTACAAACCTCAACATGAACTTCAACCCCGCCGGTACCGTCAACGTCGGTTTCGGCCCGGCCCCCGGCTGTCTATGCGCGTCCGACATCGAGGACTCCACCTGGACCACCGCCGACATGAACGCCAAGACCCAACGGTTCTGGCGCAACTACATGACGACCCTTGCACTAGAGCAGTTCGAGTGGGTGAACCTCCCCCAGGAGGTGCCGCCTCGATTCATCGAGATGACGCTGCTCTACCAGGGCTGGGGCTGTTTCTTCGAGAAGGCCCCGGGCGTCCTCGCCTTTGCCGGAGGGTCGCAGACCGACATGCTGGACATGTACTACAATCCTCAGGAGGTGCAGCTCATCGCCGGCAACGGGACTGAGGTTTGGGACCGCCGTTGCGACGATGTTGTCAAGGTAGCCCCCGACGGCACGCCCTACGTGGAGGTGGCGAACGCCGCCTACTGCTTTGATAACATCCTGCGATACCCCATGATGGACTACATCGACCTATACTCCCGACGCCTCGCCCATATCGACCGCACCATCGACGAGAACGTTCTGGCACAGCTAACCCCATGGGTCCTCACCTGCTCGGAGGAGGCGCGGCAGGATACCGTCAACTACTTCAAGCAGCTTGTAGGCCACGAACCAGCCATCATCCAGAACGAGGGGTTCAGCTTCTCGGCACAGGCGGGGGTCCTCAACACCCAGGCCCCTTTCATCGCTGACAAACTCCATGACCTCAAAATCGACCTCATCGCCGACATCATGAACTGCCTCGGGACCGACTCCATGAGCGGCGAGAAGCGAGAGCGCATGATTCAGGGAGAGATGGACTCCAACAACGAGCAGATTGCACTGTCACGTCATTCCCGCCTCGACGCCCGCCGTGAGGCAGCAGAGCGTTGCAACCAGCTGTTTGGGACTGACATTCACGTTGAATGGAAGATTAATCGGCGCAACGACAACGAGGTCATGTTGGACGACTTCAACGACTACGCGGAAGGGGGGGACAATGGAATCGGGAGTGAGGAACCTTACGGCGAATAACGTATACCAGGTGAACCCCGCCGTCGGCATCGGCCAGCAGTACAACATGACTCTGTACGACGTGCTCAACTACGGCTACGACCTGGGGCTTGCGGACTACCCAATATGGGACGAGTCGAAACGACAATGGCTCAACGACCTCATCGTCAACCACTTCATGTGGCGCGAGATACGCGGGGAGACGCCATACCAGTTCATATACTTCCTCAACCGCAGGATGTTAGAGCACATGCCGACGCTAAACCCCGTCTTCAAGGCCCTTGAAAACATTACCGCCGACGAGCTGTCCCGCACCTCTCGGTCTAAGACCGACCACGTGAGCGACTCCACCGTGAACGGCAGCCAGACCGCGGACGCCTACAGCTCACGTAATCCCAAGGAGACCATGGTAGGCAAAGACCCGACGCTCTACTACGACGCCGGCCAGCACAACACCGGTAAGAACTCGGCAGCCAACCATCTGCAAGACAGTTACCAGAACGACACCTACGGCAACGTGGTCGTTGGCTTGCAGCAGTGGGCGCTCGGGGTCAACAACGCACTTGAGATGCTGTTCACGAGCCTAGAGGTCTGCTTCTGCCAGCTAGTAAGGCCAAACATCAACGTGTATTAGGAGGTATCTATGATTGACGATTCTTGCGAAGTCCCCCGCGAAGACCTGGACGATGGTTTCAACCCGTGCAGGAAGCAGGTTGTGGAGAACGGCGAGCTGTGCCAGTACGCGCACATGTACGACGTTATGAACGAGCGTTACGACCGGGAGGAGGACACGAGCTACCTTAACTCGGTCAAGCGCGACCGGATTAATCAGTCGACTCCGAAGCAGACCGCAGATGGGGGAAAGCTCTACGCGCAGGACGCCCATGGAGTCGAGGGGTTCGTCAAATCGTCCGGAACCCTAGACCCTACCACCAATGCGGAGATTCCCTCGTCCAAAGCCGTTGCCGACTACGCACCCATCCCCCTGCCCATCTCCAAGGGCGGAACCGGCGGCAACACGCCGTACGTGACCGACGATTTGGACAGCTCGGCAAACTTCGTCATGTACGACGAGCAGAACGCCCGCTACAACGCAGCGCCTATGACCTCGCTCATGGGGTATCTGAACAACAGGTACAGCGCTTTGGTGCCCGCAAACTACCTTTCTAGCGGATCAGACCTTGACGGACTTGTATATGGGACTTACTACACCAGCAACGCCGATGCCAGCAATTCGCTGGTAAACATACCAAACCATACGTTCCAATCGTCTGTCAGGGTCGAACAGTTTGCGAACGGTGCGGTAACCGACACAAAGGCGCAGGTCATCTCAGAGAACTCGACTGGAACGACGTTTTACAGGTCGGCTGTGAACGGCGTCTGGAACCCCTGGAACCAGCTCTACCCCACCCCCGCACCCACCGTCCCCGACAAGTTCTCTTACGCCGTGTCACCGTTTCCAGCGGATGATTGGGAAGGCGAGATGAATATAAATGTGGCACCTGTCTTCACAGCAACTATAGGCTCTGTCACATACGTTGTAGCCCGTGTATACGGTTCTAAAAAATTTAACTACACCGGTACCGCTGATAACATTAATCTTTTTTCAAGTCTAAAACCTGTAGGGGACTACACGAGTATTTTTAGCGGTTCCACAGACATACCTCTAACCTTGAGCGTTAGCGGGAGGTCTTATACAGCTGGTACATACGGTTTGACGCCGAATGTAAGCGGTTCGAACCTCTCTCTTAACAACCAAATAGTATCTTCTATGATTAATTTGGGAAGATTCAACATATCCACTAACCTAAAATGCGTGTTCGGAGAGGGAACCAACACCCCCGGCGTAACCGTCAGCGTCAACTGTATGGCCCTCATGTGGCATTCCGTGTCGTAAAGGAGCTTCCCATGCCCAACACCTACCCGACGCCCCCGGCATACACGCCGGGGGCTGGGCAGGGCGGCTACTGGTACCGCCCTCCCTTCAACCCTCGATTCTCCATCCCCCAGACCTTCGGCGAGGCGCTCAGCTACGAAGCCCAAATCCACTGGCTCGCCGGCCTGTGCTCGGACGCCGACGCCATGCTTCGCACGATGAGCGCCATGCACTTCTACTACGGGACCGCGCCGGTAGACACCTCGGCTTTTACGGCCTATGAGCCTTTCACATACACCGACGCCTCCATTCCCGAGGCCGACCAGCCCAAGGTGGGCGATTTCGTCGGCCTAGTCGTGCCAGACGCGGACACCCGCTACCTCGGGAAAACCGCGCTCCATATCGCCCGTGTCGTCGAGTGGGGGCAGCCCTGCAACAAACTGACGCTGGCCTGGTACTGCACCGTGCACGACCCGACCGCATGGCTTGCCAACCTGGATAGGCAGATTGGGGAGCTTGCAACCCGCGTCACGTCGCTCGAGACGCGCATGACCGCCTCCGAGACGCGCATCGAGACGCTCGAGGACACCGTGGGGCAGCATGGGGGCGCCATCACGGCCTTGCAGACCTCGGTGCAGAACCTCACGACCGCTGTGACCGACCTCGAAGCCGACCTCGCGGCGCTTGAGGCAAAGCACGACGCCGACATATCGCGGCTCGACGGTAGAATCAACGCGCTTGCCAACCAGGTGACACAGCTGACGGCCAAGACGTCCAAGACCCTGGCCGACATCCTTGCCAAGGTTCACGGCGGCGGAACTGTGGACGCGACTACCGGGGCGGTCACGTGGGGTATCGCAGTAGGTGCGATTCCCGTGTCGACCATCAACATCTACAGCGCCAACTCAAACCCGAGCCCCGCGTCCAGCGCCGGAGTCATCGCACATTACGGTGTGTCCGACAACGACCTTTGGCAGAAGTAGGCGAGGCCCATGAGCTACCCTACGACGCCTTACGCCTCCTCCACCCTATACTGCGAGTGGCAGGGCCTCTACGGCGGTTTCATGAACGTCAGCTTCCATTTCAACCTGGGCTGCAGTCTTTTCGAGGGGTCGGGGTCGGACGCGGGCAAATGGCGCCTCGACTCTTCCGTCACCGACTGGTCCGCTTACTGGGATTGGGGTTCTGCGGTCGGAGGCGGCTTTATCAACGTTGGCGGCATCTGCTGGGCGGACTTCCCGCTCACCACCTCGACGATAGACCTTGCCGACGGCGGGGACGACACATACGACCTCTGCGTGCAGCAACGTAACGCCGTCTTCGGCGGCGAGGAGAGATTCAACCAGGCCAACATATGGGGCCTCTACGCTGAGGACATGAACAAACCGCCCACTGTGTCCGGCGAGTGGGGAGGCTCCACGACCCACTCCCAGGTAATCACCGGGAACCCCTTCGAGACCGACATAACCATCATCACCCCTTACACGAGGTGGTATGACTGGGACAGGACCGACCACAAGGCAGTCATGGGGGCGGGCGGCACGTTCTCGGTCTCTTTCTCCGAGGTCTTCGCAGACTACTACCCCGGTGCGCGCAGGTTGTCCGATGCGTGGCACAGCTCCAACCAGCCTGATGGCCTTTGGCGCATGGAGTCCGGCGTGTGGCAATCGGTGAAAAACCGTGAGGGTGACCCCTCTGTAGCCAATGGCTTTAGGCGCAAGTCCGGTGCCTGGGTACCCGAGGCTAAGTTTTAACCACAGCCCCGGTGTTTCACGTGAAACATCGGGGCTTTTTAGTTTGGAGGTGTTTTATGGCGTTTACCGACAGCCAAAAACTCTATGCGATGTACCTGCTAGGCCTTTGGGAGTCCTCATGTGCGTGGGACTCCACCAGCTACGACGCCTACGTCAACTGGGGGGATGCAAAGTCTATAGGCATATTGCACTGGACTTACGGCAGCGCCGTCCGACTGTGCGCCACTATGGAGGCGCACGCCCCGAACCAGTGGGCTGCGCTCCCCCAGAGCTGGCGTGACGTGGCGTCTGCGGGAGGTGACTTCGAGGCGGTCGATTTCGGCCCAGCGTCCATAGACAGATGGTGCGCCAGCGTGCGCGACAACTACGACGAGGCCGTGGCGCACCAAACGTGGTACTGGATGGACACGACGGAGCCGGAGTCCTTCGAGGACCACCGCTCCACCCTCGAAAGCGACCTAGGCCCCATGCCGACACAGAACGCTACTGTAATAAAAAACCTGATATTCTATATGCGCTTGCGTCACAACATGGGCTACTACGTGGCGGACGTATTCAACGGGGCTGGTGGTTGGGAGGCTCCGTTGGAAGCCGTGCGCGACCAAGCGCTCTATGAGTACAGCCTTTTTCGAGATTATGACATATACGGCCAGGGGTGGGCGAACGCCACCAACGACATATACCGGCAGTTGGCATACTGGGACGGTGAGAGCGCGCCGCCGGAGTTCGGGGCGGTCCTCGGGTACGACCGCTCCCCAAGCTCCGGCAGCGGGGGCGGTGTTCCAGACGATTCGGGCGGCACCGAGGACGGCGGTAAGCCCTCCACGCCTGATTTGACCTCCTCCAACAACCTATACATACAGCGCTACGGCGACGATATGGTGCTTTTCATGAGGGACGGGACGCGGGAGCTTTTTCACAAGACCACCGGGTCCGTCTGGGTCCCCACCTCGCGGGCCTCTAGGGTGGAGGCAGGGGGCAACACCCCCGTCGCGCCGACCGAACCGGCCCCGCAGCCGCCGGTCGGAGAGGGAATCCCGGGGGCCGCGGACATGCTTGCGTGGTGCGAGGCGCATCAGGGTGCGTGGTACTACCAGCAGGGAACCTACAACACGCTGGACACCGGAGGCCCTTGCGACTGCTCCGGGTTCGTGTCGCGGATGCTGTGGGCTTTCGCCCCAAGCGTCTGGGAGGCTATCGGCGGCGGTGACTTCCAGTTCTCCACGCAGCAGCTTTGGAACGCCTGCACCGACATAGCCGTGAGGCCCGACTCCATGCCCGACCTTAGGGACGGCGACGTGTTTTTTGAAAACAACCAGCCCGACGCCGACGGCGTGGTGAGTTGGTCTAACGGGGGTAGGGGACACGTGCTCATGTACCTGGGCGGTAAGTGGTGGGACGTGACCACCGACTGGGACGGCAGGCCTTCCAGCGGGGGTCCCTACGTCATGAATGACGCCGACACATTGGTCACGAACCCCAACTGGTGGACGGTGGGCAACCCGTTCTGGTGCGTGTCTAGGTTCCCATACTAACGAGAAAGACCCCCGACTCATCGGGGGTCTTTTCCTTAACCGACAATTGCTTTGATGCCCGTCGGCGTCATCGGTGCCCACAGCCAGGAGGTTCGCGCGCCTCCTTCATCCTCACCGAACCTTAATGGTACATCGAATCAACCGCTGCCTGAACGGTTGCGTACACGTTGCCTACACGCTCCGGGTAATTACCATAATCACCGTTCATAACTCGCTGGGCAAACGCGACCACGGCGCTAGGGTATCCGGATACGTCGGCACCGAAGCACAGGGCATCGACGCACGACTGCACCTCTTTGTAGAGCCTGTCCACCCGCTCAGGGTAGTTGCCGTATCGACCGTCTATGACCAACAGGGCCATACCGGCCACCGGGTCGGACGTGCTGGGCCTCTCATGGTCGACCTCCACACCGCTGTATGCGGGTCGGATGACGGCGCGGACCAGGTAGTTGACCGAAGAGCGGTTGACGCGCTTGACGGCGTTGTCCTTGTTGCCCTCGATGGTTATCATGGCTCGGGGGTCTTCAATGAACCCGATGTGGTCGGTGGCACCGTTGCCGTCCCAGTCCCAGATGACGATATCGCCGGGAAGGGCCTGGGACAGCGGTACGCGGGGAGGGTTGGCCGATAGCACCAGGTCGGTGTTGTAGCTGGGGAAGCCGGGGCACTCCACGCCCGCCTGGGCAAGGCACCACGAACTAAAGCAACAGCACCACCAAATCTCTCGAGAAGGACCGCGCAACCAGTCCTCGCCGGTGACATCGGCCATCCAGCGACCGTACTTGCTGCCGGGTTCGGGGTCGTCTGGAGCATAGTACCCAAGCTCACCACGAGCTATGATTAGAACGTCTTCTGCGGTTGCCATATTTAACTGTCCTCTCCGTATAGGGTATCTACTGCCGCTTCAATACCTCTTATATAACCTACGAAATCATCGACCGGTATATATTCATCCAGCATTGCCCTATAATAAATCTTTATGTTATCGACAAAGGTTCCGTCTTCTACATGGCTCATTGCCAAAAGTTCGGAATTTATCATAGATATACGCCGTTCGAGATTACATTTGAGAGAACCCAAATCAGCGCTTTTGCTTTCCATGGCTTTTACCTCTTCGAGCGGTTGACGTACACCTGGCGGTAGCCCTTCGCGTTGGTCCCCTCTTTTGCGTACAGCTTCACCGAGTTCACTTTGTCGACCATGGCCTGTGCATACGCCGCGGCGTCGGTGGCCGTAGGCATCTGTGGGACTGGGGTTCCCTCAGGGAGCATGTCCTGCATCACACGTTGGAACACCTCCGGGGAGTAGTCGCCGGAATAGATCACCGAGTTCCAAAGGTAATGACGCTCTCCCTCTTCATCGAGGTACACCCAGCAGAACGACACCCTGGGGGTTCCGTTCTTCGTCTCGTCCTGCTTTACCATATGAAGCTTTACATCGTTGTAGAACTTAACGTTTTCCAGAGCCATGGTTTGTCCTCTTATCTCTTAGTCAGTGGTTTCAACGAGAGCGTTCTGATGCTCCCGTGTCTGGTAGACGGCTTCCAGGGCCTCGTGCATCACACCCTTGAGCTTTACCGTCTGGTCGCGCAGGACGAGGGTGGGCGAGCCGTTGACAGACCCTATGGAGTAGTCCCTGCCGAAAGCTGGGCTGGGGGTCTCTATCGGCTCTAGAGAGCCGTTCGGAGACACATAGAACTCGTCAATGACGGACTCCTCGTCCATGATGTATATAATCATTACTTATCACCTCCTTTCCTGACTCATCGTGTCGAGAAGAGAATACCAGTAATGGCGGTACTCGTCAAGCTCGAAAGCATTGAAAGTCGTCCTGCACATTTGGGCGAAGCGCTTTGCGTCGCTTCTGCCCTGTGGGGTGGAAAGCATCACGGACGGGTCTACGACCTTGAGCACGCGGCGCTCTGCCCCTGGGAGGTCCGGTTGCCACCAGGGCATCGTAAGCCCGCTCAGGTTGAGCCACCGGCACAGGTACGGGGGACGCTCGCCTCGGTAGGTGCAGAGCTGTAGGATGTGCCTCCCGTCCACGACGGGACGCCTCGACACGTAGGCGCTCGCGAACTGACCCCCTCCTATGTATATGCCCTCCACCCCTGGGACGGCGTGCACCCACCCGCTCGGCGGTACCAGCATGGTCCTCCTCTCGTAGTCAGTGACCTCCTCGGAGAGGATGTAGGTTCCCGTCGTCGCTGTGTCGTTGCCGGAGATGCGCATGAGGGGGGACAGCTCGCTCACGTCCTCGTAGGCCATCTCTGCATATTCGACGGCCACCGTGGCCCCCAGGCCGTCGAAACCCGCGCACTGAAAGGTCCTTATCTCCCCCGGCTGGATGCCTAGCCGGTCTATATCGATGCCGAAAAGCTCGAAGAAGGGATTGTGCTTGTCGAGCGTGTTGCCGATAAACCATGCCTTGACGTTCTGACGCGAGCGGGCGATGGTCGACACAGCCGAGAGGTAGGCTTCAACCTCCCCAACCATGTAGTCGCGCTGGTTAAGCATGGCGAACTCCTCGTACACGATGTTGGTGACGCCATCGTATGCGACCGACTTGAACACATCCTGGTTGTTGAGGGTGACCATATATCCCATGGTCCTGTAGTGCTTTGCGTCCTCGTACAGTCGCCATTGGCCGCCTTCGAACTTGACGAGAACCTCGTCGTTGTTAGTGTAATCGATGAGTTTGCGGTAATTAACCGTATTGAACCAGTTGCTCATGAGGGTTCTTGAGACTTCCCAGTCATAGCGTCCGATTCTCACAAACTCGGCGTCGTTTTGAAAAAACTCGTCGATGAGATGGTTCACCATGGCCGTTGACTTGCCGGGGCCGCGACCCGAGAATATAAAGTTGTAGTCACAGTTCTTTGCCAATATTCGGTCTAGGCTGTAATACTTCATTAGATGATGACATCTCCTTTTACTCTATCGAGGTTCCATTGGCTCCATTGCATGGGCACCGTCCCACGCTTGCCCCATACAATCTCCCCGTCCAGTTCTGCGACGTCGATGCGCGAGAGGGTGACTACCTGGGGGTTGTTGCGTGTTGCAGCGTTCATCCGTTGGGTGTTCAGTTCGTTGCTGTCGGTGTTGTTCATGATTTTACCGGCTTTGATGACTGCATAGCCTGGGCAGGTCTCGCCGGTATAGGTGTGCGTAGTCTCTGAGTCTCCCGAGTCAAGAGCCTCGAATTCCACGGTTATCCATGTAGGCTCTATGGAGGAAAGGACTGTGGCTATATCCGTAGAGCTGTCGTAGCGCACATCGTAGCCTAGGGCCATGAGGGGGGCGATATCGTCGAAACCCTCAGCTGTGAGGGCATCCATAAAACGCTGAACGACCTTGACGCTGTAGCCGGCGCACTTTGCTTTCCATCCATCGCCTAAATCCATGGCGTACTTCTTATGCCCCGGGGTGTAGAACCGCTGTATATGACCCTCCCAGTCAAACTTCCCCAATTTGTAAAAATCGTCGTCAAGCTCCGGCATTGCCTGCGGCACCTTTCGCGCTGTGTAGGATACAGTGTCACGGATGGATACCTCGACGTTCTCGTGCATCGGGCTTAATATTTCTTCAATGGTCGTTTTGTCAAGACCGGTCACTTTGATTGAGTCGGTATCGGTGTAAAGCACGCTCCCTCCGGCGTCAACTACCTTTCGAACGGCATAGACGATTTTGTAGCGGTTAAAGAGACTGGTTAGCACCCCGGCCTCCCGCCACATCTTTTGGTCCCGCTTGCTGGATTTGTAGGTGTCCCAACACCCGTCATGGAGGTTTTCAAGGTATCCTGAGTCTGTCAATCCGTATGAGTCTCGAACAGGGTTTTGCACCAAAATTCCATAAAGACCGTTAAGGTTTTCCTTGTGCGACATGACAAAACGAGCCATCCACTCGTCCGTAGGCTCACCGGCGGCTAGCATCTCCATCTCATCGTAGGTTATGTAACCGCGACTGTAGGCCTCTTCTGCGTCCCCGTCACCTTTGGAAAGCCTCTTTGCGCACGTCTTTTCGGCATAGTGGTAGAGTACGCGCAAGTTCTGGTATACAGTTGGTCGCTCGATTCCCATATATAGCGTCAAGTCGGTGAATACAGCGGATTTCCACTCATATTCGCAGCATAATTCGTAAAAGGTAGGCGTTGCCACGGTGAGTACCATAGAGTCGGCGGACACAAGGTAGCCGTCCTCGTAGCGGATGCCATTGGAACCTGTGTTCTGCCGGGCCATGGCGAGGGTGAGAGAGCTATCGCCGACGTGGGACCGCCAGTCCTGACGCATACGAAAGCCCTCAAATCTGACTGTACCTATCCAAAAGCCGCGCTTGAGGGTGCATACGTCAGTGGGGTCTGGGGTGGTGGGCTTGAGCAGGTGTTCCATGCCCTCGGGAGAGCATGTGATAGGCTTTGATGGGATGCGCATGGCAAGCATGATGCCGGGGTATGCGCTTGTGAGGTCGTATGCCTCGACGTCGTGGACCACGCACCCGGTTATGTTGCCGTTGGCTAGGTTGACCCCACCGGCGTAACAGCCTTTGACGTCGGTGGTGCGCGTGTTGCTGTAGCTGTTCCACCGCTGCATCTCGACTTCGGTGGAGAACTGATGTGCATAGGTCTCGTACCTGTCTGCATCGTATACCGTGCGCTTTCCCATGGACGTAGCGCCAATGTAGGCGTTCTCGCGGTCAAAAGCCTTGACCATGCCGGTTTTGGTGAGCACCGACTTACCGGCGCGTTCGATGCCGACGTAGGGGAGGGATAGGAAGTTGCGGCACAGCACCAGTGAGAGAAGCTCTGTGTCACGGGTGTTGTACGCCAGCTCGGTCTCTCCGAGGACGGTATCGGGGGCATAGGCTCGGTAATAGTCGAGTTCGAGCTTTCTGTAGCCGAGGGCATCGCCGAGAGAGCGTAGGGACGTGCGGAAGAGGGCGAGGGTGTCGTAAAGGACGAGGGCCGTATCTTTTCCACGTTTGATGGAGCATGAGATAAGGTGCGTACTGTTACGCGCGCATACGTCGACGGTATAGCCCATGTCGCTTACGCGCGACACGAAGTGACGTAGGTAGCCAAAGTCGTATGTAAGGTTGTGGACGGCTACCTTGACCGTGTCCCCGCAGTCCTCCCAGTATTGTAAAAGCGTGTGCAAGTGGTTGTAAAGGCTGGTGCAGTCGCGTCCCGTGTCATGGCACACGAGGGATTCGACTGTATGAGGGTACACGTCTTCCGGCTCTCCTAGGATTGTACAGAAGTCCCAATAGTACAGCACGCCGTAGGTTCCCCGAGCGTCGGTGACCGTCGTGCCCTCTGTGTCGAACGTGCATATCACCCGGGGTCCTCCTCACCAGTTGTACAGGTCTTCTAGGCGCGCGTTGATCTTCAGCACGACCTCGCGGGCCTCGTCTGAATCGCCGGCTATAAGTGCATCCTCGTACTCGTCGTAAAGGTCTTGCATAGTAAAGTCACCGGCAGCCTCCTCTGGGTAGTCGCTGTAGTCAAAGCCCCAGCGGTGGCGGAAGTTCTGCTCAAATAGGGCGGCAGCGTCGTTGAGGTATCTCGGTGCGTTGCCGGCGAGGGCTTTTGAGCGGTTTTCGGCACCTGCGTAGCCTAGGAGGTAATCACGCATGGCAGCTAGGCGCGACTTGTAGGCGTGCGTGACGGTCTTGCCCTCGGGGTCTTTGCCACGCTGCTTCATATCCGCCTGCAAAGACTCTAGGCGCATGATGTAGCGCCGCATGGCGTTGCGCCGGGTGTTCGTGGGGTCGTTCGAGTCGTTGAGGGTGGCGAGGGCCTTGCGGGAGGCTTTTAGGTCTTTCGATAGTCGCGACTGGGCGTTGCGTAGCTCTCGCTGACCCTGCTCGGCCGTGGTAGGCTCCATGCCGAGGCCCTGCATCATGCGCTGTTGCATGGTCATTGCAGGTACGTGGGCGTACTTGCGAAGTGCCTCGTTGACTTTGGCTTGAGCACGCTCACGCTTTGCACGCTGTGCAGGGCCGTTGATAGCCTCCTCGGCGCGCTGCATCGCCAGCTGTTGCTGGGCCAGCGCCTGCTTGCCTGCCTTTTGGATAAAGGTGAAAGTCTCCATGGCGTCGATGTTGACGCCCTGCATGGGGTTCTTGCGCAAGTGTGGCATCAGTCGCTCCAAACGTCGAACATGATGGGGCTGTTGCACGTGTAGTCATGGCGCTTGTTAGGGCTGTCATGCTTTACCACGCGGGGTTTTAGACCGTTGTCATGCGCCCAGTCGTACATGGACTCGCGCGATGAGAACACGCGCTGGGGGCGCTCGTCGTTCGGCAGGATGATTTCGAGGTACCACAGGTGGTTTGGGTTGGGCATGGGAGGCTCCCTAGACTAGGACGGATACAAGAACGGCGAGAAGGTAGAATACAGCAACACCGGGGATAGCGAGTAGGATAGCGAGTACGGCAATTTCGAGGTGCTCGAACATGACAACTCCTTTCGTTGACGTTCTGATTATGACTGATTGTTACTATCAGCGGTGTAATCATAGCAAAGATACACACTACCTCCAACAACCTGCCTTCTAACCAACATGAGGTCGGACTCATAAATAGCAATGCAACGCTCTAGGTAGTCACGGCACTTGATGAGGTCTTCAAGACCGTTCTTGCGGGGTGCCCTCAGGAGGTATTTGCGCGCGTTGAATAGGGCTATGGATGCGAAGGGGGTAGGTACGTTCTCAGAGTCGGAAAGCTCCTCGAGGATAGCTAGAAGACCGTGGGGGGCGTTGTCATGAGATATGGAGTAGTGGGACGGTACGTTAGGCATCGTTGACCTCCTCATCGTGACGATAACCGGAGTTGATGTATTGCAACAAGCGGGTGAACGCTAGTGGTAGGATACAGGTAGAAAAAACCTCTATATCGTCGGTGAGGTCTACCAGGGTGTATACGGTGTCTATATCTAATTTATGGCTGTAGAGGGTTAGGGCGTGGCCTTGACGATGGGCTGTGTCTATTAGGGCCTGGATAGCGTCTTGATAGCGGGGCATGGCGGGTTCCTTTCGGTGGTGGGCGGGTGGGCTTGCTTGATGGGGTCCTTAAATGTGATAATCGCATTCGTATTCGCGTGAACCATGCCAGTCTATTTGCTCTATCTCATCAAAATATTCGTCAAGAAGCCAAATACTAGCCTCTATGTACCAGGTTTTATTTAACATATCGTTTAGTATACAATTCCTATAGCCACGATATGCGTTTGGCACATGGTAATAGTCGTATAGTTTTCTTTCTGCAAATTCATGGGTCAAATATACCTCATCGCAACGCTGCAATTCTTGCCTTGCGGCATCTAGGGAATCAAAACAGGCAATGTTATACTCTTCTAGGATTCGACCACCATATTCGAAAGATTCAATTGCGTTTACTCTGACTAAATAGTGCGACATGATACGCGGTCCTTTCGGTGGGTGGGCTTGCCTGATGACATGGATAGTATAACCCATCATGACGAATGATGCAAGGGGTGGTGAGAAACTCATCATGGCGAATGTATGGATGGTGTTACGGTGTGGGTGGTTAGTGATACAAATATCAAACTTTTAACCACACATGCACGGTGTTACGGAATGAGTGGTTAGTGATACAAATATCAAACTTTTAACCACATGGGAAGTGGTTTGGCCCTATACCCATCT